CTGTTCTGCGTGGCCGCCAGCAGTCGGCGCTGTCCATCCTGGGACGTTAAATCCCAGAGCCCAGTGATTGGCTGCCGCCCGGTGCTCCGAGTCTTCAATACCGTCCCGCACACCGCCGCGCTGGGCGGATATGTCAGAACCTTGTCGGCATCCGGATGAGCCCCGGTGGAAAGGTCATCGTAATACTGCTGAAGGTTTGTGGTTCCAGTCGGCTGGCCGCAGAGCTGATCGTGCAGGTCTTGATTGTTGTAAGGGGTGGTTGTCCCCATCAGCTTCCGCCATCCGAAAGACCGGCAGAGCCTGCCCGCGACGTTCACGTCGAAGTTCTCCCGCCGGCGCCATGCGCCGAATGGCAGAGAGTCAGCAGACGAACGCGTGTCCAACGGCCCGGCAAGGGGCTGTAGGTCAACTGTCCTGAATGTTGGAGAGACTGGCATTAAGCTGCTCCGGGCCAGATGATATGAATCTTGCCGGGACTGCCGGAGACACCGTCAGAGAATGCCCCGCCGTTCCCACCTGCGTTGCCACCAGTGCCGATCGCTGCGCCACCGGTTCCGGCCGTTGGAGGGAAAGCCGAGGCTCCTGCCGTTCCGTTGTTGCCGTTGGTGTTGCTCACAGGTGTTCCGGTGGAATTCGATCCGCCGGTTCCGCCAGCGCCAGCAGTGCCAGCGCCTCCGAAGCCGCTTCCTTGACCGCCACCTTTGCCCCCCATCGCCGTTACCAAAGCAGTGCTTCCGCGCTTCAGAATCGTCGCACCTCCGTCTGCGCCAGGGGTTGGACTCGCCCCGCTTAATCCGCCACCGGCACCGCCTTGGTCAATTACGAGCGTGAGTTCCTCTCCTGCGGTAACTGCGATCTGCTTTACACGGCGGTATTCTCCAGAGCCGCCGCCTCCGCCGCCGTAATAAGCGCTGCCAGGCGCTCCATAAGGGTTGTAGCTCGCGCCGCCACCACCACCAGCGCCCCAGCATTCAACCTCGATGGACGTTACCCCTGGGGGCACGGTCCAAACCGAATTTCCCGTCCACTCCTGGTCATCGCTCGCGCCACCTCCGGGTGTGCCCCCGCCTCCTGATGGAGCGCCGGAGAGAGTGTAACCCGCGTCTCCATTTGAAAATTCACTCGTTTGGGTGCCATTCCGCGCAACCGCCCAGTAGTAATACGTCTTTCCGAGCGTTCCAGTGGTGTCCTCATATTGATGGGACAAAGAGGTCGCGATGACAGACGCAGTGTCACTGTCGTTCTGCTCCGATCTGTAAACCTCGTAGTACGTAGCTCCGAGCACCGGCGTCCATGTGATCGTAACCTTGGTTGAGCTGGTGCCATCCGTGGCTGAAAGCCCGGTGGGAGCAGCCAATGCGCCGGTGGCAACGCCGACCTCCTCCTTGAAGCTCTTCGATAAACTCCCGTCAGAGTTGAACATCCATGAGACCAACCGCCAAACCAGCCACGGCAGTCGGATCCACGCCATCAAGAGCGATTTGCACGCGCCTGCTGTGGGTGAGGGGATTGTCGCTTTGAATTCGTCTGGGGTAACTGGAGCAGGCATAGCGCACCTATAACGTTAAAGGTTACGCTACTCACCTCCCAATTTGCTGTCACTCCTTTTTACGGTTTGAAGGACGGTGAGCGATGCTGCCGGTCGTCAGGAGTAAATCCCGTCGATAACAACCCGGTGTGCTGTACCAGGCTCGGGTTGCAGGCATAGATCGGAATGGAATTCTCCCGGCAGAAGTCAGCCAGCACCATGTCGTAAGTCACGAAAGAGACCGGGATGTCCTTGGTCCAGGCGGCCAGTCGGCGTTTGTAATACAATGCGAGATCCCGGCGAATGACCCATGGGAAGAAGATCGCCTGGGTTCCGAAAAAGGACCGGGGATTGATCTCGTCGATCGGCTTTCCATTCAGGTTGTGAGCGCTGTAGAGCGTCAGGATAAATCGTTTCACCGGAACGCTCGTCAGCGCCTTCTGAAGTTTCCGGCGGAAGTCGCAGGTGAATTGAATGTCGTCCTCGCAAGCGAGCAAGTCCTCCGGAGCGGTCTCTAACTCATGCGAGATCATCCGGGCGTAATTGGTGGCCCCCCGGAAGCGCAGGGGATATACCGCCAATGCTGAAGCCTCCTCAGCTTGCAATGGAATTACCGTCCCTTTGCTGCTCTGCAGGTAGCTTGCTGAATCGTTGCCGACCAGGACCGTGAAGTCGCCACCGCCATTGCTCAAGAAGCTCGCTTCCGTATCCGCCATGTAATTCGGCTTTGGCGAACGATCTATTGAGATGAAAATGGCTCTCATATCTCGGGGAGTTCAACTCGCGAGCCGAACACGTATTGGGCATTCGGCCGCTCGAAGATGCAGTTTGGCGTGTTGAGGCAAACCTCCTGAATTGTGCGTTTCTTGAGCCCTTCAGCGATCGCGTAAGCAGCGCTCTGGTTGCCGATGAATAGCTCACATCCAGCGATAACACCCGCCATGTCAGCGAAGTCCGCCGCTTGGTAAAATGGAATTGGACCGTAATTAGCCTCAAACTCCCAGTGCTCGTCTGGAAGGCCGAGGAAGATCATTCGCCCTTTGTAAGCCGCAACCACCTGCTGCCATGGAAAGAATCGGTTTCGGTAGCGGAAGGTCGCATTGATGACGACGGGCTCGATCTCTTTCGGTTCCGCCCTAAGCCATTTGGCTGAGCGTGGCCAATGCTCTTTGCATCCCTGTCCAGCAATGTGAGCCTGCACAAGGTTGGATCCTCCGGCGAACCTGAATCGGTCGAGGTCATGGCGCACTGCCTGGCCAGTATGGCAAGCCACTCGCTTGACCATCGTCTGCTGCTCGAGCAGAGGAGCGAGCGCACGAATGCGTTGCGCGGTCATCAAGGCACGAGTCTCCGGAGATTGGGACAAGTACAAGATGCCGCCGCCGAGCAGCTCCATAGCTGGCAAGGAGTAGAGGATGTCCCCGACGTCACCGCTGTGCTTAAAGGAGTGCATGATTTAACACCTTCAGAAGTTCCCTGACCGTTCGATCCCAACTGAACCACTGGGCGCGGTCCACGCAGTTAAGGCCAATCTGCCTAGCCTCCTCGCGATCACCTGCAATGCGCAGCATCTGTTCCACAAGTTCCGATTCGTCGGGATCAGCCCAGCCGCCCCAACCTTTGCAGGCAGCGATAGTCCGGTGCCAAACTGGGTAGCCATGGCAGAAGTCACGCAGCCCCGCGAAGTTTGGGTAAACAACTGGCCGGCCCGTGGCCATCGCCTGATGTGGCATGAGCCCCCAGCCCTCGCCTGTGGACGTGCAGAGGAAGGCGGTGAGGCTGGCGTACCAGTCGGCAAGTTGGTGCCAGTCCCAAACCGCCCGGTGGACAATGATGCGCGAATCATTCGGTTGAGGAGCCCTGTCCCCTGGCATCGTTTTGATCTCAAGCCGAACGTCCTGGCGGGTTGGGAAGGCACGTTGAAAAGCTCTGATCGCCTTGCCTACATCCTTTCTGGCCTCGGAATGAGCCAGATAGCCTCCGGTCCCGAACACGCACGTGCCCGTCATCCGCATAGGCTGCGGAGAAAATATCTCCGTTGAAATTCCCAAAGGAACCACGAACACGGGCACGGTGACGCCGCTATCGAGCAGGGATGTTTTGTTTGCCTGGCAGGGAACAATGACAACCTTGGCCGCGTTCAGTGGCTCAAGGCAGTCTTTCGGCGCCGCCGTGGTTTCGATCATCGTCCAATATGCAGTAGGGACGTTCTTTGTGGGCCACTGTTTCCATCCCAGAGGGGCGATAAGCAGTTCAGGGCGCGAAGGCGCTGCATAAACGAAGCGGCTTTTGATGAGGTGGGGAATCGGCTGGGGAATGCTGTCCACTTCTTCTTGGACACCGATCGGCCGAACCTGAAGGTCCACGCCGCTTTTGAGCAACCCCGAGAACACCTCGCAGAACATCTGCCCAAAGCCCGTGAACGTGTTCACAGGCGCCTGAATGCTTAATCTCTTAAGGGCACGAGCCTTCGTCGCTGAAATCGTCTTCAATAATGGTTTCTCCTGTGTCTGTGTTCGTCAGCGCGATGTCTTTAACCAAGCTCCCCACCGTCTGGGCGGACGGGAGCCCATTGGGCTGGGCTCCAAGAGAGTATTGGCCGATCCGTATCTTGCCTTTGGTCGTGCTGCTGACGCGAAATTGGTAGCTGTATTCGGTGAACGGCTGCTTGTGGTCCGTGACCGCCACCGTCTTGAAAAATACTTTGCCCGATGCGCTGCGACCGTCGCCGCTGCCTACGGACAGAGCAACAACATCAGCATCCCTGGACTGCCGTTGGTTGCCTGCAATCTTGAGGCTGAACTCATAGAGCCCTGGCTCGAGCACAAAGTCATCTTTGGATTCAAGCATCCCCATCCCGCCCCGGCCGGCGTTCGTTCCGGCAAGATCAACGTATGGGCCTTCCGACGGATCGAAGAACACAAACAGATCACGGCCAATCAGGTCCACATAGCCAGTGACGCTCCAGTTCGCGAACTCGGTGTAATCCAAACGATCGCGATGGCACCCGGCTGCTACTGATGGAGGGAAGTATGTGCCTATGCAGGAATCGTTCTGCTTCTGGCAAATTAGGGCGGGAATGCGGGCGTAGATGTTCGGCAGTTCATCCACAGAGGACGCGGCAAAGAAGAAGTCGCAACTGCAAAGACCCTGCAGGTACGCATGGTATGTGCTCGGAACAGCCAGAGCGATAACCACAATCACCCAGCCATCACCCTTGATCTCCTCCGCCAGTTCCTCGGGGTCTGGATTGTTGATGTTCTCCATCCCGTCGGTGAGCAGGACGATAACCTTGCGAGCCCCGGATCGAGCCCGGCCGCTGTTCAGTTCCTCCTGGGCAACCTGCAATCCTCCGCCGATGCCAGTTCCGCATCCGCTGATTTCACATTCCTCAGCGCTTGGCAGCGTGATTGCGTTTACCACGGCCCGAACCTCATCCTCTCCAGCCCACAATGGAAATTCGAGCTTTGCGTCTGGGTAGCACAGGGCGGGATCCTCATTCCATATGCCGGAGAAGCTGACGACTGCGACACGGTCCTTTAACCAATCCAAGTTGTTTAGGAAGGCCTGCGCCGCGGCGAGCGTCTTGGCCATGCGTGTTTGGCCATCCGGGAGTTGCTCCCTCATGCTGCCGCTCCGATCGAGTACCAGAGCCACATCCATGTTGGCTTGAATGCAAGCTGCCTGGATTGTCAGTTGGCTCGTGTCTGCGTAACCACGGTAGCGGCCTGTGATCGTCGCGATGCCGGCGGAGATGCCCTTGGCTTTGCCCGTCACGCTGATGGACGCAAGCCCGGTGAGGTTGCTGCTCCAGGTTGCTTTGCTCGTCACGTCCTTCTCACGGCCATCGGAGAAGGTCAGTTTGGCGACGAACTGTGCATAGTTTCCAACGATCGTGGTCGTGGAGGTTGGCACCACCACCAAGCCGGTAATCGTCGGCGCGTCGGGGCATTCCGAGGGGTGATCGGCAGCCCATTCAGGATCCGCGCACAACGGATTCTGCTCTGCGGTGAAACAACCATCAGCACCTTGCTCAAGCGGCGTCGAACCCTGAAGCAACGGGCTTACTTGAATGATGTTGTCGAGGAGGCTCATTTGCTCAAGGTGAAGGAATCAATGAGGGTGCCTGCCCGGTTATAGAATTCGCCCTTCAAAGTGGCACAAGCCGCTTCCAGACGGAGAGCGCCATAATCGGACGAATAGCGGAATTTGCTGGCCGAGTCGATGTCGCCAAAGCCGTTCAGCGTCCTGCCACCAGCGCCATTCACGATGTAAGTGAGCCCGCCTTTTTCCAAGCGCTCGTAGTGATGGTTATGGCCGTTCAGAACCAAGTCCACCCCCATGGTGGCAAAAGGCCAGCGCAGTGTTTCAACTGCGGGGTGGCTGTCCCCAGAGGTAAAGGCGGGATGGTGAAAGACCACGATCTTCCAACGGGCTGTGCTCTGGGCAATCCTGGCCAGCAGCCAATCCGATTGGATGCTGCCGTAATGAATGCCGGCAGCTTCCCGGAGCGTTCCCCCAGTGTCGTAGCCGGAGTTCAGCACGAAGATATGAACCCGGCCCTTGACGTAGTCGTAGTAACGCTTGCCGGCAGGGGTTGTGAAATATGTGAGGTAAGGCTTGCCGTAAACGCCGTCAGCAACCAGATCCAGGTCGTGGTTACCCAGGCACGGAACCATGATGGATTCATCGTAACGGCTGCCGACGGAATCGTCGTAATCGCCCACGTAATCATTGTCTCCGGAGGTCACAATGAACTCTGGATCCCAACCATTAACGAGTTCGGCCACGTCATCAGCCGGCACATTCCCGGCTGCCTCGCCGAAGTCACCGATCTGGGCGAAGATGGTTGGAGGTTCTTCTTCGTGTGAGACCTCATCGTCGGTGGTCTCCAAAACGTAGTTCCGGGCGAGTTCCGACTTCTCGTTCTGGCAAACATTTGCTTCGCGGAGGCGGGTCTCCTCGCGGCACTCGTGAATGAGATCAGCGCGAATCATCTGATAATCGCGCTCGTAAGCCTGGGCGGCGCTGAAGTCTTGATCGAACTTCTTGGCGAAGTCGGTGCGGACAAAAGCCTCGATCGCCCTCTTGAGATCGTCCCCACCGTTGTCAGAATCCAACCCGCCGAACGTAACTTGATCGGTGTCGGCATACTTCCGCTGAATTCCATCCCACTCCACGACGACCATTTCGTCGCTTTGAAGCCAGGGAGCGATTATCAGGCTGCCTCTCTCTATCGCCCAGATGCCGGTGAGCGCCCGGCCAAACTGGCTGTCCGTGCTGGATTCAGGATATTTGAAGCCCAGGGGCAACTCGGGAAACCCTTCATTAGCGGGTTCATCCACGAAGGATGTCAGATTGCGCGACCAACATTTCAGATAATCGTAAGTCTCCTGCCGGTAGTGGACAGGGTCACACCACTTCTCATCGCGCACGGTGTATATCTTGCGAATGACGCCCCGAGGGACATTCTGGATAATGGAAAGGCCACACTTATAGAGCGTGGCCGATTGCGGGTAGATGCTGGTGTTCTTCGCTTGGAGGCACGGGACGCACCGCTGCAGATCAATCAGCGCGTCCACGAACATCTTGCGGATAGGCACAGCAAGATTCTCCGGAACCCCATCCGGCCAGATGAGTTCCGCAATCTCGCTCTGCAAATCCGCAAAGGTCATGTTACTCCGTCACGGCTGGAGGACGACCACCGACGTTCGGCGCTTTGGCCTTCTTCTTTTCTGGGGCAGGAGGTTGAGGAGCGTCTGGCTCAGGCTTTACGGCCGCAGCAGGGGGGCGCGGGCTGGTCACTGTGTCTGACGGCGGAGGTGCTTGAAACGCCTCCCGATCTAAGGGCCGAATGCCACCGCTTTTTTTTTCAATCAGCGCCTCGTAACGAGCCTGGTCGATTTCCTCGACGCCGCCGCGGTGTTCCGCGATGCACTTGTCGAGCAGCGCCAGTAACTCGGCGTCATCAGTTTTCAGGACACCAAGGTTGTTGGTGACTTGGTCAAAAGCGATTGGCTCGCCGTTCGCGTAAAGTTTTGTTTGGATGGCTTCTTTCAGGAAGAATCGAGTGCTCATGCGGCTTTAACGTTATAGGTCGGAAGTTCTCTTACAATCCAAAAAACAGAGGCGCGGCCGCCCAAGACCACGCCTCTGCATTTCCACAGGAGAAAGCCGGGTTTAACCCAACCCGGCCAGGGTGATCGATTAGGCGGTGAACGCGATGGACGAGAAGTTTTCGTCCCAACGGCTGGACTTTGGATCCTCCACGATCGCAGTGACCGTTTTGGAAACCAAGGTAGTCCGCCGCGTCGGCACGGACATAACGCAGGCGTAGCTGCCGTCGAGCTTCGCCAGATCGGCGAGCTTTCCAGTCTCGTGCTGCACCCGGTTGGAAGCGAGCACCGCTGGGTAAATCCCGCCACCTTTGCCAAGGTCAAGGGTTGCGAGGAAGCGACCGCGGCTCGCAAGCGGCGTGGCCAAAGTGCTGAAGGTGTTCAGGATGTCGTCGAAGAACTCATGCGTGATGATGTTCACCGTGACACCTGCGGGTTTGAACAGCTTGAACGAGCGCCACACGAAACCGTATTCACGGTTCGAGCCTTCGCTGATGTTGACGCGAACGATGTCGCCGAGCTTGTCCTTCGCGTAAGCGATGAAGGCCACCATGAACTCGTCCGCAGTGGTCGAGTCGGTGTAAATGTCAATGCTGTCCGCCGGACGGCCAGCGCTGGTGCGGGCGCGGACGATGTCGTAAATCTTCTCCTCCAGAAAGGTGTCGATCTCCAACGCGCTGTTGGCGTGGTCCTGAACCTGCGAGCACGCTTTGAGCTGCTCGTAAGCGCCCACCATGTTGGCGCGATAGCCGACAAGTGTGCCCCCGACGCCTGGGTCGATCGAGAAATCGGCCCCGTTGACGTTGTAGATCGGCTCAAGGTTGCCCCAGAGGTCAATCGTCTGGTTGCTGGAGATCGGCCGGCCGAAGAAAAAGGAGTTGATGAACTGCTTTTGGTCGTTCAACTCATCCTGCCGGTTCCGCTCAGCAGCGCTGATGTCTTGGAACTTTGCAAAGAGGTTGTTGTCCTGAATCAGCTTCCGGAACGTCTCCTCGTAGTCGGAATCAACGGAACGGGCGCGCCGGTGGGTCTGGTAGAAGAACGGAACGTGCTTAGTCGGATTGAAGTTCTGCGGGTTATGGCAGTACTTCTCCGCGTCATGCACGTTGTTGATGCCGGGTAGGATTAAGCCGTTTGTTGGCGTTGCATCCACTTGGGACGTGTCGAAAGAGTTTCGATCTTTCAGCAACACGTCGATGTAGGTGCTGTCCGCAGCCAAAGCCGCACGGACAACTTCCCACTGACCGATGCGCACCGCACCGCCGCCGGAGCGGCCGAGGATATAAATCTGGTGCTTCGGCAGGAAGTATTGAGCGCTAAGCGAGAGCCCATGACCAGCGATCACGCGTACCACGCGGGAGCCAGTTCCACCGTCGTTCACCACTGCGAGCGGACCGGTAGAGCCAACAGCGTAAGCGCCGCCGCCGCTGGTCGCCCAACCATTCGTGACCGCCCAGTAGTCGCTGTTCACGACCGAGTTCTGGCGGCCAACGATGTAAGGCTGGATCAACGAAGGGCCTTTGCTCTGCTTTGTGATGTTGATCAGACGGCCATAGCCAGGCTTGTTGCTGGACATGACCCAGTCGTAGAGCCCGTAGCGGCGGACGCCGCAGGCGCGCATCTCAAATTGATGCGTCAGCAGGGCAGTCATTTCATGCCACTGCGATCCGGTTTTGTGTAACGCCAGCAGTTCGGACGTGCTCAGGGCTTTAATGTCCGAGCGCGTTAAGCTGCCTTGCGTGTCGTAAGTGTTGGTGTGAGCAACACTGCATTGGGTAGCGAAGTTCATTCTCTTTAACGCAGGCTCGGGTATCCGAGCCTATAACGTTAAAGGGATGCTACCGGCCAAACAGAATGTTACAGATTTCTTCGTTCTCGTTAGTCGGTTTCTTGGACCCCTTCGCGAGATTGGAGTGCGTGTCGTCCCCACCCTTAGTGTTCGGAGCCTGCGGTTTCGCCACTGTTGGTGCGGGTGCTTGCGCCGCTGAAGCAGATTGCCCCGGCGTCGATTGTGCCGCAGGAGTGTTGTCGGAATCCTTGCGCACGCCTGCCAATTTCCGCCATTTCGTAAGCGATGCCTTCGTGTTTTCGGCGATAGTCTTGACAAGCTCCGCTCGGACGAACGCCCCATCCACCCAGGGAGTCCAGTGCTTTGCTTGCTGAGCGGGAGTCATCTTTGTGAACTCGGCCAATGGCGCAAATTTCTTCCCATCCGGAACGAGCCCAGCGGGATTCTCCGCAATCTCTTGCTCCAGTCGGCCGACCTCCTCGAGGATCTTCTTGTGGAGCGGGTTTGTAAGGTCGATGGAATAACCGAGCCCGGGCGTCCAGAGTCTTTCCACTTCTTCCACCACGCGCTTGGTGAGGTCCACAGCGGGACTCACGATCTCAGCCGCCAGTTCATCCTTGGCAGCCAGATCCTTCAACGAGGTGCCCTTCAGTTCAGGGTCAACGGCCTCGAGCAGCATGTCCTGCGCGGCCGCAGTAGCCTGCTCGATTTTCTGGGGAAGTTGCTCAGCAAGCCGCTCCCGCTTCAGTTCAGCCTTAACCCGTTCGATTTCGGCGCGAGTCTCCAGCTTTGCCTCAGCTTTTATGAAGGCACGATTAAAGTCATCCTCATCGTCCTCCTCTATCGCTGGCTCGTTCTCCTCGTAAAACTTAACGTGTTCGCCAGCGTCTGGGTCGAACTGCTTGCCTGGGTGCTTCGCCTCCCATTCCTTGCGGTAGGCTGCTTCGGTCTTGGCAAAGGCGGTATATTGTTCGTCCAGCCCTTTATACTTTGGGTTGGACTCAGCCATCAGACGATAAACCTCAGCCGTGCGCCGATCTTCCTCAGAGATTTCGACATCCTGGCCCGGCGTTACCTTTGCAGGTTCGGGCGCCGCGGGCTTGAGGGTGGCGCTTACTTGCTGCGCAACCTTTTGGGCAAGTGCGTCCTGGTCGATCGCAGTCGGTGCAGATTGGTCGGTGGGTTGATTCGCGGGTGAAGCCTGCTTCGCTTTTTCATCGTCGTCGTTTTTCTTCGGAGGCTCCGGGGCTGGTGAAGGTTCGGCATCGTCCGCTTTAGGGCTTGGCTCCTCCTTTTTCTTCTTGGGTTTCTCAGCGCCGCCAAAAACATGGTCGAGCAGTTCGTTGAACTCCTCCGGCTTGATGTCTGCGACCGCAGGCTGTTGCCCTTGTGCGGCCTCCTCTGGCTTACGCTTGGACACGTCGCCGAGGTCGGTGATGGTTACTCCGCGGTCCTGTGCTCCTGCGGTAATGGATGTGTTTTCTGTGCTCATGTGGGTTTAGCTTCGGATTGTTGTTCTTCTTGGGCGTCCTCGGTCGTTTGCAGTGGCTTTAGGCTACAACTGAAGTGGTAAAGCTCTTTGCCCATCTCCACAGTCGAGAGCACATCCAAAACAGCATTTAGGATGGTTGCGGCCTTGGCGTGAACTTTGGCCTCGTCCTCATGTGCGGGCAGATTGTCGTCCACGCTGCGGAATAAATGTTCCGCTGAGCGTACCTGATGTTGGGCGATGCGATTCTGAATCGCCTCTTTAAGCAACAGGCACTCCGGTTGGAGTAACCATTTCTGGAGGCGGTTCGCCTCCTGGGCCGTAAAGGGAATGGGCGTTAAGTTGAGCATCTTGAATTTGGAGGAACTCGTTCATCTTCTGAAGGGCTAACGTGTTCCTGTCTCCTGTTTCCGCGGCAGACTTCGCCAGTTCCATCACTGGCATAAGAGCCTGCTGCAAAGTCTCCTGCATGGCTGCCTGGCTTTGCTGTGTGAGTTGCTGAACCTGCTGCAGCACTTGCGCTATTTGCTGGTCCACGAACTCCTTGATCTGTTCGGCAGTCACGCCGGCCCCAGCGCCTTCGGGCAGTTTGTTGACCAGCTTGAAATCTCGAGGCACTCCCATGAATTCCAGGCACTTGTTCAGCAGTTCGATGGCCTGATCTGGCCCGAGAGCTTGGGCGAGGCCGGGGTTCTGCAGAACCTGGGCAAGGAACTGCGTCATCACCGTTGCCATGGCGGAGTTGTTCACCCGGTCGTTGCCGTCGCGGGTCGAAGCGAACAGTTCAATTTGGGTGGCCACCGGCTGCAGCTTGCTCTTTTTGCCTTTCACCAACGTGCGGCCCTGCTTGGTGGCTGGGTGCTCCTCAACAGTGAGCCCGAGGCGGTTTAAGGTCTCCTGCGTCAGCTCGCTGTCGCCCGGGAGGCTCGCGTAGACCTCCTCCTCGCCGTAGGCCATGAGGTAGGTGTAGAGCTGCCGTTTCCAGGCATCGTTGCCCCGGTCCACGGGCATAGCCGTCAGGGCCAAACGTGTGCTTGTGCTCTGGGCGATGTTCCGGAGTTCCTCGGCGGTCTGCTCGTGGCTGGCGGCGGCGGCGACTTCCTGGGCGCTCATCACCAGCACACGCTCAAGGATGTTCAGCACAACCGTAATGGCGGTCCCGATGCTGACGGTGTCCAGTTGAGGGAACCGGACGCTCCCGAAGGCGTCCTTAACGCTCGTGAGCTGCCGGGACATGTTCTTTCCGGAGAAGCGGACCATGTTCAGGCCGCGGAAGTGGCGCTCGCCCTCGTTGGTAATCCTCTGGATGTCCTCCTCGTTTACGATGTCGGTATCGACGAACGTCAGATTGGCCAGGTTCTGCTTCACGGCCAGAAGCTGCTGGGTGAGGAGGTTGGAGACTTGGTCCTGGTACGGAAGGATCTCCATGGCCAGGGACGGGTTCAGAGACCGGCTTTCATCCACATCGCCCGTGTAGGCAATGCCCGGCGCACCGGGGAGTGGAGCGCAGTACATCACCGTTGTGTCTCCGGCCACCACAAACCGGAACCAAACATCGTGATCGTAATCCCCGAGCCCGTTCTCCTTCGGATTCAGTTTCTCGAAGTATTCTGTCAGCAGGACGGCCGTGTCCTCGAATGACGAATTGTAGAACCACTGGCTTTGATTCTCCCGATCCAAACTTTTGCCTGACTCTGTGCTTGTCGGCCAAGCCATGACGCATGGGTAAACCGTGCTGAAATAAGCCTTGTTGGCGCTCAGAACGTCATCCGGGCTGATCGCGATGCGGTCAGTGTTCCAGAGCTTCATATTGCGCTTGATGTCGCCGTAACGGCGAACCCGCCAGTATCCGCAGTATTCGCACCCAGAGTCAGAGTTCAACGTGCTCAATGGCTGGCTTCGATCCCAGAACGTGCGGGTAGGGTGGGGGAGGTGATAGCGAAGACCCTCGCGCACTATTCTTTCTACCTCTTCCCCAGCTTCGGTGAGATGGGTTTGCTTCTCCTCAAACCATTCCTCCTGGATGAACGCAACAGCGTTCGTGTAGAGCAGCATGTGGAGAATCCGCTGGCGCAGATCGTCCATGTAATTGAACTGCTGACACATCAGGTTTACCCGCTGCGTGATCAGTTCACAGCGAATTCGCTCCATCGGTGTGCTCCGGATGGGCTCGAACTTGAACATCGGATCAAGGTTGCGATCCGTAACGAGCTTCGCGAGGCGGATGGTGAGGTAGGCACGAACAAGCGGAACTGTGACTTTGAAGAAAGAAGGGACGTTGATTGCTTTCCGCCCCGTGGGTTTCCGCGTCTTCGGGTCACGCTCATCCTCGATGAGGTGCGTCAGGCCCCAATCTTGGGCGGCATTCATCAAAGCCTTCGGGTCGACCTTCTGGCCTTCCAGCGCTCTGGTCAGAGCTTCGGGCACTTGCCGGAACGGGCTGTCCCAGATTTCGTCGATCGCGGCGTAAACCTTGTACTCCGAAAAGTTGCGTGAACGACCGTCCTGAATGCGGGCCTGGATGCGACGGGTGAGTGTCTCGATCTGGGCGCTCGGCTTCTCCGACGTGAAAATGGTCTTGAGGCTCTCTGTTGTGATGCCTCGCTTTTTAAGGACGCGTAGATCGACCATTTTGGGGTTGGTTTACTGCTAACCTGCCTTTAACGTTAAAGGGTTGCCGCCCAAATTTGCAACGTTAAATGCCAGTTGATCCACACCCAGCCATCTGGTCGCCTGTTCTATCTCCTAAGCAGCTTGAGGTCTTCAACCTCAACACGCGCTACAACCTGGTCTCAGGCCCGCGGCTAAGTGGAAAGACGATTGCCGTTGCCAAAAAAGTGGTCCGCCATACTTGGGAGACTGATCGTGCTCGTGTGGCGGTGTTCGCGAAGACAATCAAGAACGCCAAGGTCGGCCCTTGGGATGATCTCCTCCGCTGTATTGAGGAATGGATCGAGGCTGGCGTGGAGAGCGAATTCGGGCATGTCTTTGAATATACCGTCGAGCCCAAGATTGATGGTGCAACTCGGATGCACTATCTGCGCATCCGCAATTACTACGGAACTGAGTCCGAGATAACCCTCCACTCCCTTGATTATGACGGGGACGTGAACGCGAAGGTATTCGGCACTCGTTTCTCGATGTTCTGGTTCTCGGAGCTTCAGCACTTCAAGGATCCTGCGGTCTTCGACGCGTCGATTCAGCAGCTCCGCATGATGCACCTGCCGTATGAGCAGCACATGTGGATTGCTGACACGAACCCACCGGAGGACGGACCTAATCATTTCGCATTCCAGAAGTGGTTCAAAGATCGCCTCGACATCGACAACCCGGACCCAGAGTTCCAGTCCTTCCGCCGAGACCTTA